GTGAATGCAGAGGACTCCATGTCTTCTGTATCCTACCCATACGAAGGTCTCAACCAGAAGACTCTTGGCATACGAAAGGGCGAGATTGTAACAGTCACAGCAGGTTCAGGTATTGGTAAGTCACAGTTATGCCGTGAGTTTGCCAATCACATACTGAACCAAGGTGAGACTATTGGTTACATTGCTCTTGAGGAGAACAACAAACGTACTGCTCTTGGTTTCATGGGCATCTACCTGAACCAACCTTTGCACCTTGGTAATATCGAGGTTGACAAAGATGACTTCAAAGAAGCATTTGATGCTACGTTGAACACAGGCAGAGTCTACTTGTATGACCATTGGGGTTCTCTTGAGTCAGACAATCTACTGAACAAGATCCGTTATATGGTACGAGGTTGTGGTTGCGACTACATCTTTCTTGATCATATATCTATCGTAGTGTCAGGTATGGAAGGTGGTGATGAACGTAGAGCCATTGATAACATGATGACAAAACTACGGGGCTTGACAGAAGAGGTGAATTGTGGTATGATATTAGTATCACATCTGAAGAGACCACAGGGCAACAAAGGCCACGAGGATGGTGCACGTACATCTATGGCACAACTACGTGGATCTGCGGCTATAGGTCAACTATCTGACATCGTTATTGGTGCAGAGAGAGACCAACAGGGTGAACTACCAGACCGAACTACTGTTCGCATATTGAAGAACCGATGGACTGGTGAAACTGGAGAGGCATGTTTTCTTGACTACAACAAAGACACAGGTAGATTACACGAGGTGGATCATCATGTTGACTTTGATGAAGAAGAGGACACTATACCTTTCCCAATCGAAGAGATGAAAAGGGATTTCTAATGCCTTCATGCGTGTTTGATATAGAGACCAATGGTCTGAACGAAAAGCTAACCAAGGTACACTGTATTGTTATCTACGATATTGAGAATCAGGAGTATCACAAATATGCTCCTGATGACGTACCAGATGGGATTGCTAAGTTGTCTGAGTATGACAAACTCATTGGTCACAATATCATATCATTTGATATACCTGCTTTAGAGAAGGTATTCAAGTGGACACCTAGACCTGAAGTTCAGATTCAGGACACACTGATCATGTCAAGGCTTATGTACCCTGACATGAAGGAACGTGACTTCAATGAACGCAGAATCATGCCTAATCTGTACGGCAGACACTCACTAGAGTCATGGGGTGAGAGACTAGCATTCCAGAAGGGTAAGTTTGGTGAAGGTGAACAGATATTCAACAACTTCAGTGTTGATATGCTCAACTACTGTGCACGTGATGTTGAATTGAACTACAAATTATACGATTTGCTATGCAAACGTAACTTCTCTAGTTCGTCCATTGAATTAGAACACGATATTTATCGTATATGTGAAAAACAGAAGGAAAATGGCTTTCCATTTGACTCCTTAAAAGCCGCTAGGTTTTATGCTATCTTATGCGAACATCGTGTTCTACTTCATAAACAACTGAAGAAGAAGTTTGGAACGTGGACTGTACCTGATGGTCCACCCTTTGTTCCACGTGTGAATAACAAACGTCTGGGTTATGTAAAAGGTAAAGAAGTTCAGAAACTTAGGACTGTTGAGTTCAATCCTAATTCAAGACAGCATATAGCCAAGAGACTGAAGGACATTCACGGTTGGAAACCAAAGGAATTTACACCATCTGGTGAAGCAAAGATTGATGAAACGATCTTAGAATCTCTGCCATATCCTGAAGCAAAGATGATGGCAGATGCGTTCCGTACTAATAAAATGATTGGTCAACTATCAGAAGGACAGAATGGCTGGTTACACATGGAGAAACAGGGCAAGCTACATGGGACGGTCCATACTATGGGCACAATCGCCTCTCGTTGCTCTCACTCGCACCCTAACTTGGGTCAAGTACCGAATATCCACTCACCCTTTGGGAAAGAATGTAGACAACTCTTCTACGCTCCAGATGGTTATAAACTTGTGGGATGTGATGTCTCAGGTCTTGAAGCTAGGGTTGTTGCTCATTACCTTGCTAGGTATGACAACGGGTTATTTGGTGATACTGTTCTCAAGGGAGACATACACACTGACAATCAAAAAGCCTTGGGCTTACCTAGTCGAGAACTTGCGAAAACATTTTTATATGCTATACTTTATGGTGCAGGTGTACAGCGACTCGGTGAGATTGTGGGTAAGGGACCAGCGGAAGGTTCTAAACTCAGGGATAGATTCTTTAGAAAGTTACCTGCGTTCAAGAGACTCAAAGAGGACTTGAATGCACGTGTTGAGGAACTTGGGTATATCAAAGGTCTTGATGGACGTTGGATACCAGTTCGTTCAGCACATTCAGCAATCAATACGCTATGTCAATCAGCAGGTGCTATCATCTGTAAGCGATGGGTTGTTGAGTTCCACAAACTGTTGAAAGAAGCAGGTCTTCAAGAGGGGACTGACTATCAACAAGTTGCATTTGTACATGATGAAATACAAGTTCTAGCCAAAGAGGGACATGAGCGAACAATCGGAGAAAAAGCAGTTCAAGCAATTGGAATTGCCAGGGATGTCTATGACCTGCGAATCGAGCTTGACGCAGAATATAAAATTGGGAACAACTGGGCTGAAACTCACTAATGACTTTGGGTTTGAGACTGCGTTGAATGCAAAAGGTTTTAGTGGTGAAAACGAAGCCAAAGATTGAACAGTTGCTTATTGATGGTGATATTCTGATATACAAGAATACATCTGCGGCTGAGACTGAGATACATTGGGGTAATGACTTTTGGACACTCCATGCTGACTTTCAAGAAGTCAAGACGATGATAGACTCTGAGCTTGGTAATCTACAGAGAGATTCAGGTGTACATGAGCTATCCATCTGCTTCTCAAGTCCGAATAATTTTAGGAAAAAAATTTTCAAGGAATATAAACAACATCGTTCAGGAATTAGGAAACCGTTATGCTTTAACAATGCAAAAGACTACGTAAGAGAAAAATATGATGCCTTTGAGTCTGATTGGCTAGAGGCTGATGATCTATTGGGTGTAAAGAACACCATGTTTCCAGATCATTGTTGTATTGTCTCTGTTGATAAGGATCTTCTTACAGTTCCAGGTTACCATTGGGACTTTGAGAAGAAAGAAGTGTTCTATGTTGACGAGGGTCTAGCAGACTACCACTTCTATATGCAGACGTTGACAGGTGATGCTACCGATGGGTACAAAGGGTGCCCTGGTGTTGGTCCTGTCAAAGCCAAACGTATACTTGACAAAGCAATAGAGGAAGACATAGATATGTGGGATGCTGTTGTTGATACGTTTATCAAAGCTAAACTAAGTAGGGATGAGGCTATACTGCAAGCACGTATGGCATACATTCTACGCAAGGACCAGTATGATGGTCTTGACATTTACCCTAAATTATGGTATCCTTATGATGAAATCGTTGAAACAGCGTGAACAGATGGCAGACTACAACAAAGACCAAATGGATAGAGATGAAAGAACAGGAAGAAGAGTCTTAGGACAGTACGACCCACAGATGAGGTACGTGGAGACCTTGGGTCAAGAGGACTTTCCTGAGAATGTGAGACCTAAAGATACTGAGGAACTTGTTAAAGACCTGAGAGACTATGCGAACCGACAGTTTGATGACATAACAAAGCCTGAACACTATTGTGCAGGGTTTCAAATAGAGCCTTTGGATTACATCCTGAAGAATGGGCTTGACTTTTTAGAGGGAAACATTATAAAATATGTATCTCGCTATGATATGAAGGGGGGAGTTAAGGACTTGGAGAAAGCGAAGTTCTATATTGATCGTCTAATAGAACGAGAAAAAGAAAAGCGTGACTCCTGAGTTCCGTGATTATATATTAACCAAATTCAATGAGTATGTATACGTGACACTACCAACGCAATACCAACAGTTTATACATCTGTCTCGCTACTCTCGGTGGGACTATGAGCAGAACAGAAGAGAGACATGGGAAGAGACAGTAAACAGATACTTCAACTTCTTTAGTAAGAAACTAGATATTGACTTTACATCTACACAGACACTACGTGATCTCGTGGATGCAGTCAAGAACCTGGATGTCATGCCAAGCATGAGGTGTCTCATGACAGCAGGACCAGCGTTAGAAAAAGAGAATGTAGCAGGGTACAACTGTTCCTACGTGAACATTGACTCACCACGATCCTTTGATGAGATTGTGTACATTCTTATGAATGGTACTGGTGTAGGTTTTAGTGTGGAAGAGAAGTTCACAAGCAAACTACCTGTGATACCAGACAAGCTACACAAGACTGACACAAAGATCACAGTCAGAGATAGTAAACTTGGGTGGGCAAAAGCATTCAAGGATCTGATTGCTCTTTTGTATGCAGGTGTGGTACCTGATTGGGACATGAGCAAAGTGAGACCTGCGGGTTCTGTATTGAAAACCTTTGGAGGCAGAGCCTCTGGACCAGAGCCACTGGATTCTCTATTTAATTTCACAGTACGCACATTTGAAAATGCAAGAGGAAGAAAACTCAAGCCAATTGAATGCCACGACATCGTATGTAAAGCAGCGGAAGTGGTTGTCGTTGGTGGGGTTCGTAGGTCTGCTCTTATTAGTATCAGTGACCTTGGGGATGAACAAATGCGGAAGGCGAAAAGTGGAAGATGGTGGGACGAACACCCACACAGAGCACTCGCAAACAACTCTGCCAACTATCACTCCAAACCTGACACGGGAACATTCCTTAATGAATGGACTTCCCTTTACGAGTCGAAGTCTGGAGAGCGTGGTATCTACTCGTCAAAGAACGCTCAGACTCACACAGAAAAACTTGGAGATAGAAGAGATGCTAGAGAGGACTTCGGTACCAATCCATGTTCCGAAATCATTCTACGATCCAGACAGTTCTGTAATCTATCAGAGGTTGTGGTCAGAGAAGGGGATACCCAAGCAACAATAAAAGACAAGATTAAGTTTGCAACCATACTAGGTACTATGCAGTCTACATTGACTGACTTCAAGTATCTTGGTACTGAATGGACAAAGAACTGTGAAGAGGAAAGGTTGCTAGGTGTGTCTCTAACTGGTATCATGGATAATGAGTTGACATCTTATCCTACTATGGGTATGCTAGAGGACTTTAAGAAAGTAGCAGTCAAGACAAATCAGGAGTGGGCTAAGAAACTTAACATCAACCCCTCTTCTGCAATAACTTGTGTCAAACCTTCGGGTACTGTAAGTCAACTCTGTAACTCAGCATCCGGTATTCATGCTAGACACTCAACCTACTACATACGTAGAGTCAGAATGGATAAAAAAGATCCATTGTCTAAGTTCATGGTAGAGAAAGGGTTTCCGTGTGAAGAAGATGTGATGAATAACTCTAACATGGTGTTCTCATTTCCAATGCAGAGTCCACTTAGGTCAGTCAAACGTAATGACATGACTGCAATAGAACAGTTGCAGACTTGGCAGATGTACGCTGAACATTGGTGCGAACACAAACCTTCAGTCACTATCTCAGTACGAGAGGATGAGTGGGTAGACGTAGGTGCATGGGTGTACGATCACTTCGATGGTATAAGCGGTATTAGCTTTCTACCACATAGTGACCATAGTTACCAACAGGCACCCTATGAAGAGTGTGATGAACAAACGTACATTGAGATGGTCAGTAAGGTTCCTATGATCACATGGAATGAACTTAGTGACTATGAAAAAGAAGACTACACCACATCCAGTCAGGAGTTCGCTTGTACTGGAAACGCATGTGAAGTAATATAACTGACATTTATGGACTATGGTTATACGAGAACTAATAGAATATCTGGATAAATATTATCCTGACAAATTACCTGTGGGTGATTTAAACGCTACTCAGTTGTCTTTCCTTCAGGGACAACGTAGCGTTGTAGAAAGAATAAAACAAATACACGAGGATGAATATGGGAGGAATACTGACTCCGAGTCCTTCAATGCCTGAGATCAAGATGCCTCCTCCTCCACCCCCTCCTGCACCTATGGATGCTCCAGAGGTTGCAGAGGCAGAACTTGAGATGGCAACCCCTTCAGAAAAAGAACCTACTACTGGATCTAAACGTAAGTATAGAAAACGTAGCAGAGGTACTGGTACAGCAGGGGGTCACAAAAAGTACAAAGGTGGTGGTCTCAGTGGATTATAAGGCATTACTTGATATTGAGATAAAGCCTATAGTTTCTGAAGAAGAAAGGGAACTTTTGGCACAAGCGTGTCAAGAGAAAGGAGGTGTATATCCTATATTTCCAACCCACTTTGTAAGAAAAGGTAATGAAATTGTTGGTTGTTTTAGTATCTACAGTCCAACTGTGTACTGGTGGATGGCACCTGAGTTTATTAAACCAAGAGAATCACTTAGTGTTTTCCAGGCTTGTGACACACTAATGACAGAGCAGGGATACCAAAGTTACATCATACCCTGTGAACCTGAGTCACCTTATTTTAGTCTTCTATCTAAAAGGTTGAATACTATACAAACAAAAGAAGGTGATGATTTTAAACTATTTTTAAATAAGGGATAACATGGG